ATGAAGGGAGGGGGTATGATTTACAGACCCCTCCCCCCTATCACAAACTTTTAATCTTAACTGCACATCGCAATTCAAATTCAAAGTTTAATTGGAATTGAAATCGAAAACGAAATGAAATTACTAAAACTTTAGCAACAATTGAAAGCGAACGCTTATTTAAATGAATTAATTGTTGTCAAGGTTCAAAAACTTTTATGTAATTGCCAGTGAAGTTGTATTGTAACATTTTTTCGGCGGCATCATAGTACGATAATAGCTCCTCGGTGTCACCAAGATCGTCAGTGAATTCGCAAAGTCTTGCTAACTTTTGACAAGTATGATAACCATTTGTTTCGTCCCAAACAAACCATTCACTAAATTGTGTCCAAGGATTGTAAGGATTATCTGAAGTTGAGATTAAATAGTCTTTCTTAACGTCTTCTATGACGTTTTGATCAATTTTATTCATTAATTCAACCCTCCTTCTTATCCCCTCGTAGCAGCCTACTCAATGTCGATGGACTTATGTTGAAATTGTCAGCTACTTGAGCCTGTGTCCATCCCGAATTGAGCATTGCACGAGCATGAGCTAAATTAGCTTTCGATAAAGTAGGAAGTTTCGATGATTTTGGAGTTGAAAGTTCTTTAATTCGATCAGCATCAGCTCTATTTAAAATCTCTTGCACCATTGTTTTTCTTAATGCTCCAGACTGTATGGCTTCCCATTCCCTATCAGTCACATCAAACGCTCTTTCTTTATTAAGTATTGACCTTTGTTGTTTAAGAACTTGACTTCTTATTTTACTAAGATGTTTCTTTCCATCAGCAGTCGTTTTATTGTAACGATCGGGATACTTTTCTATCTTGTCATCGACTATTACACCAGCTGTTCGTTGAGCAATTCGTTCCAAAGTAGCATTAACTTTAGCAGCATTTACTTTGTTTGTAAGTGATTTTATTTCTTCTTGATATGCCTCTGCTGCACGTGGGTCGTACTCGAACTCTGCCACCCTCATAGATGCCTTACGGGCCTCATTAGCTAAGGCTTTGCACTGGTTAGCATAATCCCCATATACTATCTCTATGGGGTGCTTAAAGGGTGATATGAGCTCCCTAGCATCCTCCCTTTCGGCCATCTTAGTACTTTCTTGTTTAACAAGAGCACCATTTGGATCATATCCCGGTTGCTTAGGTAGTAGGTTCTTCCATACCCTCTTGCCATTCTTGTTTAGTATGTAGTTACCATCCGCATCCTTCAGGTATGACTTCCTCCTGCCTGTCTCGGTATACAATTTCTTACCTGTTTCTGGGTCTATCTTATAGTAAGGATTCCTCTCATTAACCTCTTGCTGGCTACCTGCACGTGACACTATTGTTATAGCACCGCCTTGCTTCTTACCCTGATACTTCTCATGAAGCTCGGCAATACGATACTCTTCTTCTGCGCCCTTCCAATTAAGTTTATGCTTCTCTGCATCTATTACTACCTGTGCCTGCTTAATAGCTCTAGTAAGTTCTTCCTCACTAGCACCTTGAAGTGTCATGTCTGTTATAAGATTAGTTACTATACCCATTTGTGTCTGCTGAGTCTGGTGTTTAATTACTTTCATACCCTCATAAGCAGGCCATTGTTCCTTAGGTTCGAAGCCTTTAAGTCCTTTAAACTCAGGTTCGCTCTCTATCAAGTTCTTTCTGTTAGGTATAACAACAACTGTGTCTCCATCGAAATCAGCTCCAGACAAACGACCGGCATCTCTTGGATGTATACCAATAGCATCGACAACCTGGTTGCCCATCATTCTCTTTCCTTCACGATTCTTATTATTGACTGTGACTATCGGAATCTCAGATTTTGACTGATGGGGATACCTGATAAGTGCTAGTCTCTCACCATCTTTATAGGCAGGACAATAGCACTCACCAGGTTTCAAAGAAGGTACAGGAAGCAATACTTTTACTGATTGACCTGGTAAACCTGCAGCTTTTAATTCTTCTGCTGCTTTATCGCATTCGTCAGCAAAGTCTTTGAGACGTTTTTCTTGAACCATTGGATTAGTTATTCTTTTTATCTCATCAAACTCTGCGACTCTTCTCAAATAATCTATGTTAAGTTGCTGCTTGGCAACTTCTTTCTTTTGTTTACTTAAAACCTGTGATGCTAACGTGTTTGCAGACGACCAATCTCCCCATTTTCCTTCTTCATTTACTATGTTGATCTTTCCTCTTTGCTTTATTATCTGAGCACCAAAAGGATCATCAGGATCCATTTTACCAGTCTCATCTGTTTTCACAGGTTTTAAAAACTGTTTTGCATTTGGATCTGGGTCATATAAAGGAGTGGTTTTGCTTTTACTAGTATGTACTCTTATGTCTATGCCTTCTGGTAAATCGTCAGAATAAACGGCCATGCCCTTTATGTATCGATCGTCATTAACAGCTATTCTGACCTGAGCAACTACACTCTCACCAAGGTCAAGACCATCTGCGCCTCTTCTTAATTCTACCAAACCATCTCTATTCGTATCCGGATCATCCATATAAACTAACTGAATTTTATCCAAAGATACAGATTCTGGTTTTCTTATTCCGGTTTTTGTTTCATTTAAAATATTAAAAACAACATCATATGGCGGCATAACATCCTGTAAATTTTCCATGACCGTTTTGTACGCGTCTTTCTTTATTTCTTTTTCAGTCATGCTTTCCCATTCAGACTTTGGTTTTACCAATGCCGTCATTTGAGTACCTTTAGATGTATTTGTCTGCTGTATTTGTTTCCATTGAACATTAACATATCCCATGTCTTTTAAAAGTTGAACAGCAGCTTCAAGTTTTGTCTTCTTAACTCCAAGAGCTTCTTCAACACCTTTACCAATATCAATGGCAACATGCTTATCAGCATATTTTGCGAGTTCTTTTGCTAATTCTTCTGTTTCTTTTGCTCGTTCTTCAGCATCCGGCTTCAACCAAGAATTAACAGTAGATTCACTGACGCCCATTTTATCAGCTATGGCTTTAACGCTCATCTGTTTAGAATATCTTAGTTCTTTTGCATGTCCAATTTGTGCTGCTTTCTCCATATCTTTGCCTATGGAGTGTCTGTATCTTAACTCTTTCATAGTCATATGATACATTTCAGCAATTTCTTTTTCGCTCATTGTCTTTCTAAGATCACCCCAACCTTTAAACCAAGGTTCATGTTGGTAAGGGTTTTCTCCAGAGCCCCATTTGTATCTACCTGATTTTCTTTTAACGCCACTATGAATGATAATACTATAATTCATCATCGTTCTCCTTTTTTATTTGTTCAATTATTTCGTCTGACGTTATTATCTTATCTATTATTGGAGCTATATCCTCGACTGTCGGATGTTCTTCAATAATATCATCGTTCTGATAGATTCGTAATTCGGTTTTGACATCGTTAACAGGAATGTCATACTCTAAAAAAAATAATGCAGCATAAATTTCAAGCTGTCTTATATGAGCAGGAGTTATTCCGGTTTTTAAATCATGTATTGTTAATATACCTCTTCTTTCGTCGAAGTTTATTGCGTCGGCTGTACCAAAACAATTATCTGAAAAATATAATTTTTGCTCTGGTCTAAGTTTCTTATCAATTGCATCGTTTACATACATACTGAATGTTTTGTGATCATCCAATACATAAACACCTTCACTTATTAATTTTTCTGCTAGTTCGTGAAGTCTAGTTCCTCTTTGAGTAGCTAGAAAAGAATAATAAGCTTCAACAAGTTTGTCTTCAGAATAGTTTAACCAACTATTCTTACTTGCGCTTAGAAATGCGTGTTGTCCGTCTAAGCGTGAATGCTTCATCCATTTCATCCAGTACCTCCTTTTCATTCTCTGGATAGATAAACCTTGCAAACGACATTTTGTCCATTTTAGAAATATAATAATCCTGATTCGGACGATGGGTGGCGTTTTTATGTTGTTTGCATTCTAGAGCTGCCCATTGATCTTCATATAACACCGTTAAATCTGGAATGCCTTGTTTCCTAGAACTATCATTTTTTAAAACAATAGAACCTTTAAACCTTTTCCGAATTTTTTTAGACAATTCGGATTGATACTCTGTTTCGGTCATCATAAGCAGCCAAAAAATATAAGAGGCACATTTTTCTCTCTCCTCTCATTATAAGGTGTGAAAAAGTCACATACTGAAAATATCATTGTCTTCATCCTCCTTAAAACGATTTTCGTTAAAGTCCCTTTTTTCAGACAAACATCTTTTTATTGTTTTGTCTATGTAAGAGTTAGATATTAATTTGTAAAAATATAAATCTTTAAAAGGTGTGTTCAATCTATCAATTCTTCCGGCAGCTTGAGTTGTTAATTTATAAGAATGATTTTGACTATAAAATATAATTGTATCTGTGGTAATGCAATTCCATCCTTCTGCTCCAGCTATGTATTGAACTAAATATACCCAATTGTTACCTTCTGGTATTGGTTGATGTTTATGACCATTCCATTCTGCAAATTTTATGTTATTCTCAATACACATAAATCTTAGCATTTCAAGTTCATAATCAAAATTGTAGAAGATTATTGATGTGTTACGTTCTTTTAAAATATCAACAATCTTATTGACTCTATCTTTATTAGAATTAACTACTTTTCTTAAAACTTGACTTAATCCAGAAGCATCTTCTATTGGCTCTTCTTTCCAAGGATTCCAACGTTGTTTAAGAACAGATAAATATAAATCTTTATCATAATCACATTCTACATAAATTTCGTGTCTTACAGTTTCTCTTTTAAACTCCATTGTGACTAAAATCTGATCTCTGAACTTTTCAAGAATATCAATATGAATGTAATGATCGATTATTCTATAAGTAATAAAAGGTTTAAACACAACATGTTTCATCATGAACTCAGTTCTTGTTCTGTAAAAACCATTTGCTAGAAAAACTGGAATATAGTCTGACCAATTGTCTCCTGGTGTAGCACTTAATAATATCCATTCATTATGCCTAGCTATATGAACAAAATTTTTTGCCCATTTTCCAGAACCAACTACACGTTGCTCGTCAAATATAAAGAATGCTTTTTTAACATCTTTGTATTTTTCTATATTATTCCAAGAATCTATAGTAACTGAAATATTCTCATCTGGAAGTATAAAGGAACAACATTCTAGAACCCATTCTTTTGTATCTCTTTTTCTAGCTGTTGTTATTATATACAAATCTTTAAATTTAGTAGGCTTTATTAACGGATTAACTTTTCCATTACAAACCCTTGTGTAAAAATATAAAAGTGCAGTTCTCGACTTGCCGCTACCGACTCCACCAACAAGGATGGAGCCAGTTTTTAATTTATTTACAGCAAGCTTTTGATGTTCATACAGATTCATTCGCCTTCGAGACTATTCTTGGCGCTATCCGGAATATCATAGAACATATCTTCAAACTCATCTTCCTCTATTGCAACATACATGGTTTTAAGATATGCTTTTATTCCTTCCCTGCCGCTGACGTTGTAATGATAGGGATTGATCGCTATATGAGCATAATCTATTTCTGCCCAATCAAGACAATCTACGCTATCCTCATCGAGTTCTGTTTTTCCTCTTTTTGTAATCATTACGATTTTAGGAGGTCGCCCTTTTCCAAAAGCAACTTTAACCGGCAAGTACGGAACAGGATCTTCGTTTTCATCACGAGGATTCAAATATCTTATATTAAATCCTTCATGCTGAAGCTCGTCTGCTGTTTCCGGATCGATCAGAAGACAGAAATTTCTGTCTCCCTCAGCATTGTACTTACCAGGTTTTCCAGAAAAGTTTCTGAATCTGATAGCCTTTCCACTAACATCTTTGAACTGTTTTGCATCACTCATTTTTTTTCTCCTTTCTTTTTTATGAGTTTATTTTCCATGGTATCTCGTCATCTAACGGTTCTGGTAAATTCATAAAAATATCATTAGGACGAGTATCATAAGGAACAGTGTTATTATAAGGAGCCGGATCAACGAACCATTCGAATGATCCAAATTCCTCAATTGAAGTTACGGCCTTATCGGCCATATTCACATAATACGAAAGATCTATACAATCTTCCATCTTATTACTTTTAACTATTTCAGTTTCTAGCCATCTGTAACCTTTAGTTCCACCTACGGAATACATCTTACCATCTTTCTCTCGATATAAAATTCCGCCGTCACAACCTTTCTTTATAGGTAAGAACGAACCTACTTTACCTATAAAAACATAATTGTGCTCTCCTTCAGCAAGATTCTCATTCATGTCCAAATATAAACTGGAAGTTACAGATTTTGTTTGAGCATAATCATCTATCGTGATTGGCTCTTTACTAAACAGTGTCTTAAAAATATAAGGCTCAGCAAACTGAGCTCCGGTAGCTGTCCATTTACCAACAGTGCCATCATCGTTTCTGTATCTTGCAATATAAACTGCATCGTTTACAAGACACATTTTGTCATATGTTGCTTCCCACTCAAAAGAATATCCATAGCGAAGTCCGAACTCTTTAACAAACTCTGCTATCTCGTTATCTATATCTGGTATCTTTATTGAGTCTGTCTTAATGTGAGCTACCAAATATCCTTTTGCTTTAACCGCTTCAGCAAGATCAACCATAAATAATGCTCCTCGCTTTGCGACTATATTATCTTTATTACGAATATCACGGAAAGGATTTTCAAAAGATGCTGAAGTAAGACCATAAACAGAATTTATAGCTGTCTTCAAAGCATTTGCTAAATCTTTTGAAGTTATCTCTCCATTTTTAACCTTTTCTACATACGGTGCAAGCTTTCCATCAAGAATATCATTTACTCTATCCCAGTCTTCATGTTTTATCAGGATTCTTCCGTCAACGAGGTCCGCAAAGTTGTTAGTATATGATCCAAACAAGCATTCAGCAAGAGTAGAATGCGGATGCATACTTGCAACGTCCAATAAACCAGTGTACCCATACATACCAGGAAGCGCTTCAACATATCCACCTTCTCCTACCTCAACTCCTTTGTATACTGACTTTCCATGATCAAAAGAATATCCAGGAAAATAAGGAAGAAGTGAATCTGTATTCTCGCTCCACCATTTCATCATTTCCGGAAATCTTTCCCATAAAAAGTTACTAACATTTTCAGGAAGCCATTTAACAGGCTTACTTAAATCTCTGTACATAAACTCTGACTGCGGATGTTTTTCAGAACCAAATATAATTTTGGTTGTATGCTGATTTGTTGTATCGTTTACTGTCAAACCGCTTAAATCGGACAATATCTGTCTTGCAGTCCAGTCTGATTTAAGATGATTGAACACTACTTCTGTAGATATAACATCGTTACAACAATAATCGGCTACTTTGTCCCATAATGAAATATCAACCGGCTGATCCCAAGGAAATCCTAATTCGAGATGATGGATTCCTAACTCTATTTCCCACTTCTTTAAGCTCTTCTTATTTCCGGAAGAAGAAAAATCATACACATCAGTATATGAAAGATTATAAGCATTACTAAATAAACAGTTTTTACTATCAGACACTATACGCTGACTGAGATTATAAAGCTGCTCGTTAGAATATCCCTGAAGTCTTGCATACAGAATATGATTGTCGTATCTGCGGCAATTGAATCCTATAAGTCTAAACTTCAAAAGTTCCTTTATAGCATCTTCATCAGGATTTATAAGTTTTACGCACTTCTGATCAACAAGTTTGTATACAACTACAAACAAATTAGGAAAAACTTCAACATCATAAAAAGCTATTGGAGAATCATCATTGCTAGAATATAAAACCGGATTCTTTCTGTATAATTCAGAGTTGTCGAAGTCGCTCATAAAATGCATCTTATTTACAAGTTTTACACAATACTCTGACTGATGAGTTGAACCATTAGCAAAAGCTAATACTCTTGGACGCATATCGGTAACGTCATATTCAACTCCAGCTTCATAAGCATCTTCAAGTATCTTGTAAATATAATCGATACTCGGTTTTGTTCCAGGATGATACTCTTTTTTGAGATTCTTTTCTATCATTGTTCTGATAGCTTTTTCGTTTTTGATAACAAATTCGTCTACCATCTTTATATCTCCTTTCTCTTTTTTTGGCAGACCACTGTTAATGGTGGCTATTGGGTTATTACAATACTTTGTTAGCATTCGGCGCATAGATGCACCACCCTTGAATGTTTTTATTTCTACATCCTCATCATATAACGGAGCTAATTCATTAATATCTCCATTGTAAATATAAATGAGGTGTATACCATTTCCAGACTTACTAAGTTCTGCGTACGTTTTAGGCCATATCTTAGCAAGTTCATAATTCAACATAAAAGATTTCTCTCCAGTAACAGGATCTTTTCTGTCGAAGTCTATCATAATATAATTTTCAGGAACTTTTACATAATGTAAAAGAGTAGTCTTAAGATCTTTAAGCTTTTTATCATTATCAGCCCATGTTTTCAAAGGAGCGCCTGTTTGTGGATTTGCATATTGAGCTGGAAACGACGAACACAAAATATCAAAGATACTTGGATCATCTGTCTCATCAAATTTAAGCCATTCTTCTTCGACATCTTTAACACTTGAATTAGTGTTCTTTCCTATCTTCTCATATTTAAAGCCAACAAACATACTTCTAATATGATTACCTTCATCATCTCGGCTGTCAGATATAAATTCCTTAAAATAATTCTTAAACTCATTCTTAAAAGCCTGCATACTATACGGATACTGAACAGAAGACATGTCACAATATAATTTATAAGCGTTCCATGCTTCCTTAAGAGTTATACAATCTGTTCCTGCGAGTAATTCAACATAATTCTCTTCTACGAAATTGTAGAAATGATTAGTTGCTCTTATCATGTTAATCGGAAAATATCCATCATACATTCTCTTGTTGTTTTCATAAATCTTAAGGCAGTTATAAGCAATTGCTCCGAGCTCAAACTTAATCTTATCTTTAAGCTCATA